TCATTTGTTGGTGTTGTTGTGCCAAGATAAGTAATTCTGTCACCAACACCAGACGCTTCGACATGCCAGTACGGTTTATCGTAAACAACCATATATTCGCCTGGGGCAAGATAAGCGTTGTATATCTCTTCAAGTGTTTCGCTTTTTGAATAGTCGTGACTTGTGATTTCGACACCAGTGACTAACTGCAAAATATTGAGCTCCTGCGAATCAGTCTTTTCTTCATTTGTGACAATTGTGTCCAGAAGAACATTGGTATACCAGGCATCACCATCATATGTCGAAACAGGCTCTGTTTCGCCTTCTTCTTCATAGTAGTAGCCAGGGTAAACGGGATTGGCAATCGGCAGTCTTCCACTTTTGATATTGAGAAATACAATATCAATTTCGTTCTTTTCTGTTATAGCAAAAGCCCCACAAGCAAACAGCACTTGCTGCAAAGCCTCACGTAAAGTGATGTCCCCAGGGATGTAGCCTTTCAAATATTTTTGTGCGATACCTGTTTCCACAGAATAAAGCAAGTCAACATTATTAAAAATATCTGCAAGAATTACGTCAGCGCGTGTCGGTGTCTCATAGAAATTCCCTAAATAAGTTGTGTTTTCCAAAAGACCAACGGCATCAGTGCAATCGAGTTCGAGTTCACCTTCTTTTGTGGTATTCCACCCTTCGAGATAAAACCGACCAACAAAATGCTCTGTGTCAATTGAGTTGTCTTCATCGACTATCCGCTCACTGACATCCACTATCAAGCCTGTGGTCATGGATTGGTAATAAATCCCGTCTGAAAAAGGTCTAAACTTATCCCTTAGCGTTCTACCCTCTTCATCCACAATTTCATCATCAAGCCATACTCTAATCGTTGCTTTTGAAGCAGGAACTTCAATCCCAATCGGATGGATTTCCTGCGTGACTTCTGCCTCAATTACATCGGTGTCTTGAAACACGATGGTATCATTCATAATGCTAAGAGTGACAATCGGGTAGGTATAAGACATTGCTATGGTCTCTTCTCACGGGAAACAAAAGAAGTTGTCAGATTTTTCCAGTATGTTGTCCCATCTTTTTGTTTTGAAATATCGTGTGAAGTATTGGCAAAATAACCAACAATCGCACGGTCACCAAAGACAGTAGGAAATGTAACGGTGTGCCAGGGCACTGGCTCAGTCAACTTAAACCAAAGGTCAGAATAAACTGTTGGATTCCGATAGGTTGCCGCAAACTCGATTTCATAGTTGTCGTATACACCAATCAACTCACGATGGAGTACGCCGTCCAAAGTTCTTTCGGCATATTTGTCCAGCATATCCGCTTTACCTTGAATGGACTTGATTGGGATGTCGTAAGAAGTGCCGTCAATCACTATCATCGTATACCGCTCCCTGCAATCATGCTTCTGCCAACGCGCTTGTCAATTTTCTTAAACGCATCATATAAGACTTGCCCGTCCAATTTGATAACGTTGTGGATCAACCCATTGTCTGTACCAGTATTAAGCCCCCGCCGTGCCAGCACATTGTCCACAGCTTGCTCAATGGTTTTCAGCGGTGCTTCGACATTCGTACCAGACTTCTGGTCGCCCAGGATTGCCGCGAACGGCGCATTGGCGGGGATAACTGCGCCAGTGGCAAGTAAAGGAATTTGCGGGGCAGTAAGGGCTTGTAGGTTGAAGCCAAAAGTCTTTCCGCCCCAAAATGGAATCCAATCGGGGATTTCAATATTCAGATTATTGAGCACGCCGATTACGTTGTTGATTCCAGATACAATGCCATTGATCATCCCGTTGATAAACCCGATGATCCCATTGATTGCGCCCTTGATTACACCAACAATCCCGTCCCAAATGCCAATCACGATGTCTTTGATACCCTGCCAGGCTTTGTCCCAATCGCCAGTAAACACACCAGTCAGGAAGGTGATAATCCCAGCGATTACGTCAATGATCGTCCCTATTACCGCAGTAATAACCTCCAACGCACCTTTGATAATTCCACCGATAGCCTCGAAGACACCTGAAAAAATGCCTTTCCAAAACTCAAGCTGTGTCTCGAAAATCAAACCGATTGCACCAATCACTGTAGATATGACATCTTTTATGCCCTCCCAAACTTCAGCAAAGTAATCCTTCAGAAAGTCCAGGACGGCTGCAATCAGCGGCTTAAGGGTTTCCTCAAAGAATTTTACTACAGGGTCAATGATCTTCTCTTTGATCACGTCTTTGAGTTCAGTCCACTTCTCGACAAGGTTTGCAAACTTCTCTTTCAGTGGATCAGTAACGTTGGTTGAAAACCATTCAGCTATTGGAGCAAAGAACGCCTTTAGTGGCTCAACTACCTTCTCGTTAAACCAGCCTGCGACTACACCCCAAACTTCTTTGATCTTTTCCCAGGTGCTAATCGCCCAGGCTTTTACGTCGTCCCAATGCTGGATCAGTAACACACCAATTGCAATTACCGCCCCAATTGCCAAAACCACCAACCCTATTGGCGATGTCAGAAACGCAACCGCACCAGCAAACGCAGTTGTTACGCTCGTGGCTATAGCAGCTATTCCACTCCAAATACCAATCGCGCCGTTCACGAGAATCCATGCTGCGGCGAAACTTCCTAAGATGGTTGCAATTGTCTGAACTGTCTCCTGGTGAGTGCTGATCCAATCGCTTAGCTCCGTAAGTTTTTCTGAAATCCAAGTCAGGGCTTGGATAAACGCCTCGCCAGCCCACTCCCCTAACGGCTTCAGTACGTTCTCCCACAGAGCGACAAACAACGGAGAAACTGCAATCAAAATCTCGTTTAGGACACCAAGTGCTCCAGAAATAATGTCAAGAGCAACGGGAGCAACGCTTTGGACTATCCAGGTGAAAAATGGCTGCAAGATGTTTTCCCACGCCCAGCCTAAGCCAGTACCGATGGTCGCGCCTAAGGTCAGAAAAGCCTCTTTCAAGCGATTAAACGGCTCTTGTAATGGTGCGAAGAAAGCAAGCAAGTTCTGTTTGAAAGCCGCAATCTTTATCTCTAACTCATCAAGTGCTTTCCCAATCTTGCCAAGCGCACCACCGTCTTCCTCTTCTTCTGGCAAGCCTAAGTCTGTGTCACCAGCACCGCTCGCTGCTTTTGGTTGTGCCAGTACATTCAACTTGTCAAACGCAGCCAATGCACCTTTAGCCGCCTTGCCCGCCTCGCCAGTCGCATCAGCCAACGCGTCCTGTGCATCTGCGGCATCTTCAGTCCCTTCAGCTATAGCGTCTATTGCCCCAACGTTTGTGCCAAATAATAAGTTCAACACGCGCCCAACGATGTTGAAAAGGCGGGTAAACCAATGTACTATCTCAATAATTTTCGGCAGCATCGCATTCAGCAATGGGATGAGCATGTTACCCACGGACACCTTCAAACCGACCATTGCTGCGGTTAATTGCGCCACTCGACCAGCGTAAGTTTGGGTGTACTCAGCGGCAGCCCCAGCATAAACCGCGCCCTCTTCCATGAAACCCTGGAACTCGGCGATAAGTTTCTGCTCTTCCGTCAAAGCCGAAATGGTTGTTCCCATTTCCTTTGCGTAGGCTTGCCACATTTTATACATGTTCTTTTCGATACCAGAGGAGTCGGTCAGGATAGATCGCTCTGTCCGCAAGCCCATTGTGGTTTTCTCGATTGCATCGCCGATGCTCAACTGCCCTTTGCGAAGATAAACTGCGCTGTCTTTCATAATCAGCAGCATCTTTTCAAGCTGTTCTGTGTCGTACCCACGGGCAAGCATGTTCTTATAGGCTTGCTGTGCGTTCATCATTGGCACTAAACCGTCTTTTGTGTAGTCCTGCAAAAACTCTGAGATTTGGTTGATGTCTTTGCCGTAGGCTCTTGCCATATAACTCAAGCCTTGCCAACCTGCTTCCATTTGCATAGCAGTTTCTACGCTTTTCTTGCCAAAGTTGACCAGACCCGCCACGCTTAAAGCAACACCAATCGCAGCGGTCAGGCTTCCCAGGCTGGACATCATTCTCTTTATGCCAGTGTTGAAGCCCTTGCCGTCAATTTTTGTATTAATCCGTATACTGCCATCATACGCCATTAGCGTTTCCTGCTTTCCCAAAACCTCTTTTGGTCTTCTTCTGGTAAAAGTTCAATAAATGCAATTTCATCAGGGTCAAGCGGCTCATAACTTTCTTCCTGCTCAAGTAGAAAATCATTGCCTAACCGCGCTACCAATTTCTTTTCTTCATCGGTCAACTTGCCTTCGTGATAACGTTTCCGTAGGTTGACCATAGAATTGAAAGCCGTATCTGCCCCCAAATCCATGAAGAGAGCGATAAACCTCCACCAGTGCATATCGGCTGTTTGCAGGTCTACACCGTGAGTCTGTGAGAAAGCAGAATAGATCAACCGTGCGTCTTTGTCAAACGAGTAAAGCCGTGGTTTGCCGTCAACGTCTTGTCCTGCCTCATCGCCAGCGTTCAGAAATTTAGTCGCCTTTGATAACGCTTCCTGATAAAACTCGCCGTCCCTGTCATCTGGCAAATCACGATAAAGCCGATTGAGCATTAGATAGCCCTTCTCATCCTGGTCAAACTCAGGATTCTCAAAGTCAGCCATAATCTGTAACCCGACACGAAAATCAGTATTGACGGCATATACTTCACCGTCAATCTCGATTGCATCAGGAAACTGCTCGATCAGAAAGTTCTTCAACTTATTTCATTACCTTTTTGCCTGGATTTTTTTTCAGTTCAGCCTGCAGTTTCTTCTCACGGTATTTTGAAATGTGTGTCAAAATAGCCTTGATTAGTTCACCGTAAGCGTCTGGATTGAACGTGTTTCCAAACAGGCGTTGGCAAGTGCCCTCACCGAATACCGCGTCCAT